GACCTTATAACAAGATGTCGGACGGTTCGCTTACTCCCATTCTTGAGAAGATAAGTAAACGTGCCAACGTACCGAATGTGATACCACATCGTTTTCGTCACACCTTTGCGACTCGTCTTGAGGAAAGAGGATGTCCAATCGAGGTCATTCAGGAACTGCTTGGTCACTCCAATTTGGAAACCACCACAAGATACGCACATCAAAACAAAAGCCGTATCAAAGCTGAATATAACAAGTACACAATCTAATTCATGAGGGCTAGTCGAAAGGCTAGTCCTTTTTATATGAGGTTCGGATGAAACAGTTTACAGCCGAAACACAATCAATAATCGATAAGCACAAAGCGGATTTCAACTGTACGAATTACGAAGCAAAGCTGAAGTCCTACGGTGGCTACAATGCCTATATCGACTCACTGGGCGGCGTGTTCAAGAAGTACAGAACGTACAAGGGCAATGCCAATACCAAGGAAGTCTTCCACGAGATCTGTGAGTATGTCTTCGGGCTTTACAGTATCTACGGATTCGATTACTACAATGGCTCCACCTACGTTCGATGGACTGGTGGTTCACCGTTCTACGTTAACGGGGCCAAGGGCAAGTGCAATGGCGGCACAATAGATGATCTTTGTGGCCTGTCTTCGAAATCCAAAACCACTTGTTGCAACTGGGCGATAGACACTCTGCTCCGCAAGATGGGATGGCTCCCAAATGGTACTCAAACGTATTGCACACAAGTCTCGTACGGTCAGAGGATAACCTCAAAACTTGACCTTCAGCCTGGGGACATAGTACATTTCTACCGAGATCCCAACGGAGTGTTTGATCCTGCCAAACCGTCCACCTACAGTAAGAGCGGATGGCATCACGTTGTGATTGTATGGGATGTCACTGACACCAGTATCATCATGGCAGATGGTGGCTCTCGGATGCAGCGCAATGGTGGCAAGTGGCTGTACGAAGTGCCTAAGACCGGCAAAGCAATCGGCGGTGACTATGGTACGAGTGACAAGTGGATGTCAAGGCGTATCCACGGATTCGCTGTAAATCCACCCAGTAAGGATGGCAAGACAATCGATGATCTCGCAATCGAAGTCATCCTGGGCCACACCATGACAGGCGAGACATGGGGCAACGATCCCCTGCGGTCGAAACTTCTCGGCAGTGATGCCAAGGCAGTGCAGTCAAGAGTAAACGAGATGCTCGGAAATGAAGAGATCCTTCAGAAAGCACTCGTAAGACACATCTTTGAGAAGAAAGCAGGAAACGGCGATGTCCGTAAGGCTTATCTCGGAGAGCGGTGGCAACTGGCACAAGATGGCATAAGTGCTATCGACAAGAGTATCGAGTTTTTCCTTAATGCCATTACCGATGAGGAGTGGCGAGAACTGACTCGACAGCGTATGAAGATGTAACGAATGGCCTACACCCAAAAGATAATCAAGTGCAATCTCTCCGTGGAGAGCATAGACAAAGCCCTCAAGCAGTTGGAGAAATACAAGAAACGGTTCTTGAAATGCCAAGACAAGCTGATGGACGAACTGGCAAAGCTTGGCTATGAGACCGCTGACAGTGCAATGCCACCCGAAGGATCCGTTGCATATGCCAGTGGTGGTGCAAACCTGACGGTCAGTAACAAGGACGGTGTCATTACAATCGGACTGCACGGACAACAGGCTGTGTTTATCGAGTTCGGTAGCGGCCTTGAATTCAACGGGCGAGAGGGGACATCAAGTCACCCACACGGACAGGAACTTGGTTATACGATTGGTTCATGGTCACTTGGGCCACAAGGTTCGGGGCAGATTTTCAACCCCGATGGATGGTTCTTCTACGATAACGGCGACTGGGTACACACCTGGGGCAATCCTACTTATATGCCTCTTGGCAAAGCGGAAGCAAAGCTTACCTCAGATGTGATGACAGTTGTCAGAAAGGTTTTTGGTGGTCTGTAAATGGCTATAGATGAAATGTGGTACGCAAACCTTGAATCAAAGGTCTTCACTATGGTTTCGACTGCCATGCAAGCGTACCTTACCGAAAGGTATCCCTCTTGGGGAAGTACAGTGATGTATACCACCCAAGATAAACTCAATGCCGACCCAGGACTTCCAGTATTCTATATGTTCCAGAATGATACTGATGAAATCCTCATGGATCTTCAGAATCAGCACATCAATGGAGTACTTGCTCGGTTTCAATGTGAAGCCTTTGCGGCAGATGAGGATACAGCGAAAGCGATTGCCTACGCAGGAGTCATGCACATGAAAAAGCTCGGTTTCGAGTGTATGTTCTTCCCCAAGGTATCACTTTCAAGAGACGGTGTCGTTCGTGTAGTTTCTAGGTTTAAGAGGCCTATAGGCTCCGGCGAAACCATATTTACTGAAGACTAACGGTCTACCAATAAGAGGTATGACCCTTGACCGCTAACAATTATGCGGTAGAAAGGACGGCTACAATGGCTGTTAATATCCCTGGACTTTCCACACTGGAAGTAAAGGTCGGCTATGGTGTTGAGACTACTGCCGGTACAAAGCCCGCAGCTTTTACTCAGCTTGAGAGATGCAATGCCATCGGTGGTATCTCTCTGTCCACTGAGCAGATCGATGTCTCCGCACTGGAAGACACTATTTCTAAGTACACAAGCGGTAGAGCCGATTCCGGCGGTACTTGGAATCTGACTTTCAATCTGTCTGATGAAGTTATCACTCAGCTTGAAGCTATGATCGCTGCTTCTACTACTGGCAAGGCCGCAAGCAAGAGAACTTGGTTTGAGGTCACTTCCCCCTATCTTACAAAGGGCTTCTTCGTAGTTGCAGAGCCTCCGGCAAAGCTTCCTCTGCCTGAGACAGGCCAGAACGAGGCATGGACAGTCGAGATCGAACTGGTTATCAACGAGTATATCGGTCTTGACACCAAGGTCGCAATCACCACTGCGGGTGAATAATCGATCTTACCAACTTTATTTACACAGGGGCGGTCTTCGGGCCGTCCCCTTTCCTATGACTACATAGGGGAAAGGGTTTATATCTATGGAAAAGATTTTTAAATTCAACGGCAAGCCTTACCGTGCAGTTCCTTTCAACTTCAATACCATCTGTGATCTTGAGGGCTATGGTGTCTCCCTGGGCGACATCAGTGAAAAGCCTGTTTCCACAGTCAGAGCCTACTTTGCTTTATGTGGTCACATGAGCGTGGATGATGCAGGAGCTGAACTTGAGGCAGGAATCGTCAATGGCGAGACTATGAACGCTATCATGGATGTCATGCAGGAGCAGATCGCTGACTCCGGTTTTTTTCACGCAATCAACAAGACAGCGGAAGAGACTCCTCAGGAGAGCGAGGACGAGGAAGCACCGGAGCAGACAGTAGTGGCCCAGGTTCCTCGGAAGACACGCAAGGCGAAAGCTTAAGCGATTTCCCAACAACAAAGCTATGGCTGTTAGAAGTAGTTCTGCCGAAAGCAATTCAGATGGGCGTTCGGGTTTCAGAGTTTTGGGACCTGACTATGAATGAATTGTACGCAATCGAAAAAGCGTATAAGCAGATGAAGAAAGACGAGTACCGTTATCACGATGAACTAGCGTACAGACTCGGATGCTACTTCTACGAAGCAGAATGTATTGCTCTGCACAACAAGGTGGGCGGTATGTTCAGCAAGAATCTCAAGACGCTCCAATACAGAGATAAATCCATTACGCAGGAACTTGAGGATCGTGAGAAACAGCGCATGGCAGAAGAAAACATGACGGAAGAGCAGAAGATTGAATACACTAAGCGATTCTTCAACACTCTTACCATCATGCAGCACAATTTCGAAAGGGATCACCCGAAAGAATGAAAACAATCCACAAAGTGGTTGATATATCCGAACACAACAGTCCCGATTGGGATTTTGTGAAGAACACGTTCGATGCGGTGAATATTCGGATTGGAGTCAGAGGCTCTATGAAAGAGAACCCTCAGTACTACGGAAAGATCCGTTATGACTTCAAGGCGAAAGAGTTCATCCACAAGTGCCAGTCACTTGGCATTCCGTTTACCTTCTACTTCTTCCCCACAGCAATCACAGAAGCTGAAGCCCACGAAGAGGGCGAATGGCTCGTGAACGCTATCAAGGAATACGATGTATGTCTTCCTGTCTGCCAGGATTCTGAGACCGTTGTCAAAGGCGAGAAAGGCAGAGCGGACAAGCTTTCCAAGTCAGACCGTACAAAGTTCATCAACATCGTCAATCAGCATCTCAAGGATGCAGGAATTCCCTATGGGGTATACGCTTCTGAGTCGTGGTTCAGAGACAAGCTCAATGACCATGATCTTCTTGAGGACACTCAGAGATGGGTGGCCCAGTACGCAAGTAAGTGCGATTACAGCGGCGAGTACTTCATGTGGCAGTTTGGCAAGATGGGCGGTCTTGATGCAAGCGATTGCTATATCGAGTTCATCGAGAAGAAGAAAGTCGATGAGGCCCCGAAAGCCACTCAGATGATATCTGCTCGTGAGAAAGTGGCCGACATCATGCTTGGATGGATCGGTCGCAAGGAGTCCAACGGAACCCATAAGGCCATCATCGACATCTACAACAACTATCTGTCTACAGCGGTCAAGCTTCACGGTACGCTCAACTGGAAGATGCCCTATGGTGAACCTTGGTGTGCAACGGCGGTTTCAGCAGCTTTCATTGCAGCAGGATTCGGCAATATCTTCCCTGTCGAATGCTCTTGTCCGAGAATGATTAAGATCGCAAAAGAGATGGGCATATGGCAGGAGAGCGATTCGTACGTTCCGAAAGTTTCTGATGCGATCCTTTATGACTGGCAGGATTCAGGGATCGGGGACAATCAAGGAACCCCGGATCATGTAGGACTCGTCACGGCTGTCAGCGGAGATGACATCATTGTCACTGAGGGCAACTTCAATGATTCCGTCTGCAACCGCAGGATGAACATCAACGGTCGATATATCCGTGGTTATGTGACTCCCAAGTTCCCTGATACTGTTGAGGCAGCACCCAAGGAAGATACCGCAAAGACTGAGACGAAACTGACATATGCGTCAGGTAAGCCGTCCAAAGTGACCAAGTTCACTGGTACGGTCACTGCTTCGGCACTCAATGTCAGAATGTGGGCAGGAACAGAATACGGCAAGTGTTCATTCTCCCCTCTGCCTCGTGGCACAAGAGTGGAAGTCTGTGATGCGGTCAAAGCCAAAGACGGTTCCGACTGGTTCTATATCCGCTACAACGGAAAATACGGATTCGTATCCGCACAATATATAACTCGATGAGTTAAAGCAGTCCCTAGAGTCCTCAACCGCTCTAGGGGCTTTTTTTGTATTCGGATTTCCGAGTGCAATAGAAACTGAAAACTATATATAAGAGCAACCGAAAGGCGGTAAACACACAATGCCTGATATTATTGCCGATCTTGAGTTGAAGGTAACTTCGTCTGCGAAAGGTTCTACACAAGCTATCGACAAGCTTGCCAGTTCCCTGGAAGGACTTAAGTCTTCACTCAGCGGTTTCAGCGATGGCTACGAAGCCACATTTACTGGTCTTGCAAACGGTTTGACTCAGCTGAAGACAGCCACAACTGGATGGGACACTAAGGGCGTTAAGTCCATGTCAGCATCCCTCACAAAGCTTTCCGCAAGCGCAGAGGCCGTCAACAGGGCGTTCTCTATCATGAAGAGCGGAATGATCGTGGGAGACACGACTGGTCTCACAGCCCTCTCTGATGCCCTTAAAGGATTCACTGGCTTTACGGTTGATGCAAACCTTCCTGCTCTTATTAACAGCCTTAAGCAACTCTCAAAGCTTGTTCTGCCGGACGATCTTGGAGCTAAACTCGGAGACATTGGCTCTGCTTTGAGGTCTTTCTCCGGCTTTACTGTTGATCCCAATCTTCCTATGCTCATATCACTTCTTCAAAAAGTTTCAAAGGTGAACATTCCACCCGACCTTGGAACTCAATTTGTAAGACTTGGTATGTCACTTGCGGCATTCGGATCAATCGTAAGCGGTATTGCTGCTGTTGATACGAGTATCACCAGTCTTATAAGTGCGATTGCAAGTCTCGCAAGAGCTGACCTTACTACTGCAGCTTCCCAACTTCCTATACTCACTCATACGCTGTCAGACCTCATTGAGACGGTCAATGCCGGTGGCGGTGTAGACAGATCTCTCACCAATCTCATCAATGCTCTCACAAGGCTTGCTAGGGCAACGACAACCGCAAGCGGTGCAGTTTCAAATCTGAACCTCGTGGTTGGGCAAGCACCTAGACACACAGAGAGAGCGCATAGAGGATACAACAACCTCTATATGATGCTGATTAAGTTCAGAACACTTCTGTGGGGTATCCGCACAGCATGGAGAGCATTGTCATCTTCAATCAGTGACGCTTCGTCCCTTGTAGAGGTTGGCAACGTAGTCGGCACTGTCTACAGCGATTCTGCACGGCAACAGCTTGAACAGTTATCCCATGATGCGATTCAGAACTATGGTATGTCAGAACTTGCTTTCAAACAGATGGCATCCAGGTTCCAAGCTATGGGTACTGCTATGGGCATCTCTAATGAAGCTGTGGCAGAAGCGGAAGAAAACTTTAAGAAGTGGAATCTGACCAGCAAGGCGACCGGCGATATATACGGCGTCATGACCGGGAATATGTCCGATATGTCTATGACGCTGACAGAACTTGCAGCCGATATTGGATCGTTCTATGACACGAGTGTCGAGGATGTCCAGACGGCACTCTCATCAATCTATACCGGGCAGACTAGACCGTTAAGGCAATTCGGTATAGACCTCACTCAGGCCAATCTGCAAGCTTGGGCATTAGCGCATGGGCTGAACGCTGATGTACAGTCTATGACACAAGCAGAAAAAGCAACCTTAAGATACCAATACGTGCTCTACAGTGCACGAAATGCACTCTCGGACTTCCGAAAAACGAGCGATACGTGGGCCAACCAAGTAAAGATCCTGAAGAACCAGGTTCAGCAACTTGGAATCATATTCGGTCAAACCTTTATTAACGCATTCCGTCCTGCTCTCAAAGCTATGAACAGCTTCCTGTCAGCGGTCATCTCGTTCGCACAGCAAGTGTTCAATGCTCTCGGATCAATATTTGGATGGAAAATCGAAATCACATCCAGTGGTATCAAGGACGAACTCGGCGATGTAGCTGACACGGTCGGAGATATTTCTGATGGTGCCGGTGGTGCAGGAGATAACCTTGGCAAAGCCGCTAAGAACGCAGGAAAGCTGAAACAGCAACTGCAAGGATTCGATAAACTGAATCTGCTTACCTCTGATAGCGGTAGCGGTTCGGGCGGCTCCGGTGGCAAAGGCGGTTCCGGCGGTTCCGGCGGTGGCTCTGGCGGCGGTGGTGGTGGCACGGCTGGAGACGATCTCAGCGTAAATATCACCAGACAAGAGAATCCCATTCTGTCCGACATCAAGAATCTGTTTCAACTTGGAGAGTTCGTTGGTGACACAATCGCTGACAGCTTAAACAACATCAATTGGAACGCTATTCGTACAAAAGCCAGGAACTTTGGAATCGGTCTTGCCGAATTCTTGAACGGCTTCTTTAAGACAGATGCGATGGCGGCACTTGGAACGACATTCTCTCAAAGCATTAATACTGTGCTTGAGGAACTGTACGGCTTTGCAAGTACATTCGACTGGCCTCAGTTTGGTAGAAGTTGTAGAGAGTTCGTGGACAACATCTTCCTTCACTTCGATTGGAAGCTTGCCGCTGACACGATTGATGCGTGGGTGCAAGGCATCGCCAAGGCTATAAACAGTTTCTTCGAGGACGAGAGCAATCTTAGCGAAATCGTAAAAGGCATCGGTACATTCCTTAAAGAACTCGATGTCGAAACCATTGCACTTGTTGTTGGTGCATTCACATTATCTAGATCGGGAGCGTTCTCGTTCATAACTCAATTCGGTTCATTCGCAACGGCTCCTGCGGCATTCAGGGCGCTTATAACTGGTGGTGCCGGTGTTGTAAACATTCCTCTTCTTCTTGTATCCATTGCCGCTATCGACTTTGCTCAGTCTGATAGAGGTGGCATTTGGAGAATCGCTGATGAGTTCGTTACAGAGATAGAGCAAACCCTTGAGGAAATGCTTCCTGGCAGACTCGGTGCAGCAATTGGCACTGGATTTGCAGGAGTTGTTGGTGGTGCGCTTATCGGTTCGATCTTCGGACCCGCAGGAACGATTGCAGGAATTATCGTTGGCGGTATTGCCGGTGCGCTCCTCAACGCAGACTTTAAAGCTTGTTGGGACAGCTTAGTGAGCGGTCTGTTCAAGTTCCCGTTCACGAGACAACTTATCGAAGACAATGTTATCACTCCGTTCAAGAAAGCTTTTGAGGGCATCGAAAACGGCGATAGTCTTGCAGAAATCGGAAAGAATCTTCTGTGGGGCGTTATTGGTGGTATTGGTCAGCTGATCCTTACACCGCTGACACTTGGATATGACATCCTTACATGGGTCGTTGATGGCTTTAAGGCGCTGTTCGACATCCATTCTCCTTCTCAAAACACCAAGATCAGAGATATCGGTGCAAACATTCTTGCCGGTGTTGTTGAGGGCATCAAAGACTTCATCAAGACACCGTTCAAAATTGGCAAGAGCGTTCTCGACTGGATTGCCAATGGTCTCAGCGGCGGCACTGGAAAAGGTGCTACTGGTGGCGGCTCTCTTGGATCATTCACTGTTGGCGTAAAAGCCAAGTACGAAACCACAAAGGCGAAAGTCAAAGAGTGGTGGAGCGATACCAAGAAATGGTGGGGCGATGGCGTGACGAGCGTCAAGTCTAAATATGAAACCACGAAGTCCAAAGTCAAAGACTGGTGGGAGAACACCAAGAAATGGTGGAACGGCGGTGGAAAG